ATATTGTGAGCGTTATTAAAGTAAGCAGACGAATTAACTGCCGCAATAGCGTCCGCAGTTTGGTACATCCAAAGATTTACCCCACTACCTCCACCTATTCTAACTAGACTTGAAGCTGTAAAAGCCATATCAATTTTCCTTTCTAGTTGTTATCTAAGACTTCATAAATTCCAGTGCTATCAATAACAACGGAACCCATGGACATCATAGATGTTGCAAGGTGAGCTACTTTCTCAGGTATGTAGTTCAACTCAGTAGAGACATCAGAACCTACTCCAAGTCCTACAGATGAAGTATGATAAGATATGTTCTTACCTGCTGTCACTGCACTAGTGGAAAAGATATTAAAGCCTAAGAAATTCTTCATAGTCATGCCACCTGCATACGGAAGATTTTGGTCACCAACGTAATCAGATGATGCAAATTCTTCAATAAGAAACAGATCAGCAAAACCTTTAGGGTTCATAGCTAAGAAGCGACCACCATCTTCAGGTATGTCAGCAGTGCCCATCAATTCAAATAAAGCAAGAAGGTCAGCTTTAACTAACGCACCAGAGGTATCGTTAATTTGCGTACTACTTGCACCTGCGTCCATAGCAGTTATAAGAATCTCATCAGTCTTTCGACCCAAAGCCGCCGCCGCAGATTTAGCAACAGCTTGACGCTCATCAATATTAGTTTTGAGTTCGTCTAACTTATCAATATATTCTGCCGCATAGTAATCTGCCATTGTAGCTTCTACTGTAGTATGTGTAAGTTCCATAGGAGTTACCATACCATTTCTTGATTTAGTTGAAGCCGTTCCTTTTCCAATCTTTTGAAAGCGTACAACGCTTCCTGCCACATTGCCTACAGTACGAACAGTATTTCGTAATTTACTACCGACTCTCTGGTATGCCATGTGAACTTCCGATTCGAACTGTTTTATAAAAGCCGTGTCTATTGTATTAGCCATTATATCGTCCTTTCTTCAGTTAATGTTAAAATTAGCAATTACGATTATCTGTTTTCTATAACACCATTTGATTGTCCGTTAGGTCGCTTAGTGTACTACAGGTCGTTGATTCAAATAATAGACATTACTTTTCCCACTAACGCAACGCACAAAACGTATCATTGGAGTATCGTCTATATAGTAAGGCTCGTCTTCAAATGTAAACCCACACCACGTTAACCACATAATAGTTTCGTGATGCTCAGCAGGCACAAGGTTTTCTATTTGATAGTAATCTCCTTGAAGAAGATCACGCACATACTTGCACCCACGAAGAAAAGTTCTAAAGTTTTGATTAATAGCACCAGTACCTAATAGCCAAACTCTACCATAGTTAGGTTCAATAGGCACAGTTCCACACATAGCAATGCAATCATTATCTAATTTAAGAGAATAACTTAAAGCACCATCGCAAGCAAACGGCTCAGTTAAAGCTTCAAGTGGTGACAACCCATGTATCATACACTCTTTACGATCTAACAATCTTAATTTGTCAGCTATTTGTTCGGCATGATCTACAGTTGCCTTGACTAACGATAGTCTGCCAATGCGATTAAGTTCAACGTCCGCCATATAATTGTTTAAATCCATTTTCTACAGAGAGAACAAAAGATTTGTCACGTTTAGCAGGGTTATGATAACGCTCATCTAGCATCATAGTTTGTAATGTTGCCTCATCAAGCTTGCCAGTTACCGATGTTCCAGTCATAGGACGAGCTTCTTTAAGGTTATCCATGATATGCTCAAGAGCAATAATACCATCAGCCGATTCACACATGCGTTCAATTGCAGGCATTGCTTTTGCAGGAAAGAATTGATTAGCAAACAAAGACACTGACTCAGTACGAGCCGTAGCATTATCTCCTAGCCTTTTCATTTCATCTTCTACAGTAGGCCCACTATCAACAGCGTTTTGATCCATGTATAAATTAATACCTGATTCAAATTCTTCTTGACTAAAGCCACTGCTAAAAGCATGGTCAGCCCACCAGTTAAGTAATTTATTATCAGCTATGTTTTCTGTACCTAAAGCTTCAGGTATTGCATAATCACCCACTGTAGCAGGTCGATTAGCAAAAGCTTCCTTATCTAAAGTGTCTTGATATTCTTTAACCGCTTCTTCTTTAGAAGAACCTAGTTTTGTTTGAAGACTATTGTAAGCCGTAGCTAAATCTTCAGGACTTTTAAACTTTTCAGGCAACCACTCTGGACGCTCAACCGAAACTTCTTGAGTCTGTAATAGACTTCCTTGAGTTTCTTCTATTGGTTCAGCACTTTCAGTTGCAACTTGTGTTTCTTCACTCATTGTTTTTCACCTTATGTGCATGTGTTATACGAGATTCAATTAAGCCAACTAGATATCGTTGACCTTCAACATGGCGTAACTCCTCGTTTGTTACGTTAGCACCATGAACTAGTTCTATTGTTATAGAACGTAGATACTTTAAAACTTCCTTACCCGTGTCTGTGTTGAATAAATGAGCCATGTTTTTACTTATCTCATGATCACTTTCTCTAGTGCGTTGCATTCCGTCAACGCTAATGAATGGTTTATTGTGGCTGTGGTTGTTCATTCGGTGGAGCTATCCCTTCCATATTCTGAGTCTGACCTTGCATAGCTTGTTGTTGTTGTGCTTGTGCTTGTTGTTGTGCATACTCTTGAGCCATTTGAACAAGTTGTTTTCTTTCTTGTATATCTCTTATAAGCACATCAGGCACACCAAACTTTTTAGCAAGATAAGCCGCAGTTTCTTCTGAGTTAATAAGTATATTCATAATCTCAGGGCCAAACCTAGACTGAACCATCTCTAAAAACCGAGCAACGGACGAGATATCTTGGTTAGATTGTGCTTGTGCCAAGGGAGAAACGCTTCGCACCTTTACTTCTCGCCCGTTGATAGTTGGCATTTCTATTCTGCCTTGTTTCTTTAATATATAAACAACTCTTTGCAACACTGGTTGTACTAGTTCAGCCTGCAACCTACCAAATGCAGAACCTACTCTCCTAGAAAGATCAGCCATACGCTCAGCAACTTCCGTTGCAGAAGCAGGAGTCTTATCAGGGTTGCCTAACATGTCATTATATAAAGCACGTTTAATATTTAATCTCATATCATTCAACACAAGACTAGCTACATCAAAACTTCCTGCCGCTTGGACTGGTTGCAAGCCTTTAGAGTTAGGAGCTTTAGGAATCACAGTTCCGGGAACTAGATTAATAGTATCAGGGTTAATAACTCCGTCATCATCCATCTGATATATACCTGAGATAGCCATCTGTGCATTCTCTAGTATTAATTCTATTGTGAGGTTAGTGGTTTTAATCGCACTAAGGGCATTCATTAACGGCCCTCGTCCGTAAACTTCGCCCGAAACTTTAGACCAACGAAAACATACAAATGGATTTGAACCTACACCAGTATACGTTTCTTGTTTAATAACTTCTTTTAAATTTGGATCAATAGCATAGAACATAAACTGATCTTCGTTCTTAACTGTGTAATCACGACATACTACTTCAAGGATTTTCGTTCTTTCCTCTGGCGAGGTGTCAATTTTTCTTTGTAGCTTATCGGATATAATTGCTTTTGGATACATGATAGGAATATCTGAATTCCTACAAGGACGCTCCCTATACACGTGGTCAATATAATCATCAGGCCCAGTATCAAGTACGATGTGAGGTAAAGGGATAGCACTAAAGTTAATTGGATGAACTGCATCACCTTCTGACACGACAAGAACACCAGTGCCAACAGCCAAGTCCATAAAGCTTTCATGTACTTCTTGAGCAAAGTTAGAGTTTTGGATAATCTCGAATACATACTCTGTTACCTCATCAAGTTCGTTATTAACTTGGTCACGTTCTTCTTTAGGTACTTCACTTCCCGCTGTAAAGTCTGCCCAACGTGCAAAGTTTGGAACGAGGCCACTCTGCAATCTTGACGCAAACTCTTGAACACCAACCACGGCCGTTTCATCAAAGATTTTATCATCTCTTCTTTGCCCAATGCTCTCTGAGTAAAAGCTTTCACGCATTGGTAAAGCGTACTGATAGCATTCTTCAAATAAAGGAACAAAGTTTTCCCTATGTTGCTTAGCCGTTTGATACATACGCAAATATTTTTCTGCAATTTGTTTAGTATCATCTTGAACGACTGGAGTTGACTCTTCATTGTAATTCAACATCTACAAATACTCGTTGTAATAACCCATGCCACCTGAATTTCCAGTAAGCAAAGACCTTCTGCCTCCGCCACCCCTTGCTCGTCTTACACCTTTTTCCAAAACTTCTTCTTTACGATCGGAACGCACAGTTTGAGCGTCATCTCTAGCTTCTTCTTGAGCGGCCGCAATTGAAGGGTCTGGTGGTGGTGGCTTTGGTGATGATCCGCCTATACACATATTGAACTCCTTAAATAAATAAATAATACCAATCAATACACACTATGATTAATTAAGCAACGCACAATTATAGTCTTGACCACAGAGATTTACGCTGTCTTGGCAATGGTTTCCTATTAAACACGTCAAAATCTTTCCTTCCATTAAAAGATTGCAGTGGTTTCTGCCCTCTTATTAAGGCACGACCTTCTCCTGCACCTAACAATAGGTATTGTAATGCGTCATGGACATGCGAGTACATATTTTTATCAGGCTTATCATCAAATCTTTCACCTGATACCTGCATTCTTCTGTATGAATAGCCACTTTCAAATCCTTTAATAAGACTGACGCAACGCTTAT